TAACTAATGACAACTTTAGCTGTTGACAAAGTCCGGGATTATCAACTGGGCGATCTGGAAGATTACCCGGTAATCGCTGCTGACATCATTTACGAGGGCGCTGCCGTTGGTGAAAACGGTTCAGGCTATGCTAGGCCATTGGTTGCTGCTGACCCGTTTTTGGGATTTGCGACCAAGCAGGTCGATAACAGTGCCGGGGCTGCTGGCGACAAACTGGTGCAGGTGAAAACCCAAGGTCGTATTAAATTGGATATCTCAGGGTTGGCGATCACCGCCAATGATCGCCCTGCGGTTTATGCCTCTGATGACAACACCTTTACCCTGACCTCAGCCAGCAACAGCAAGATTGGTTGGGTGTCACGATGGATTTCTACCGGCGTGGCTATCGTCGAATTTGAAGCAGTGAGAGTTTAATATGAGCGCGTCAGGTTTATCAAGCAGAGCCATTATTGGCTCGTTTTATCATGCTCTTGAGCAGAACGACGGGGCCGGATGGGTTGGCCCGCTGTCAATGAGATTCGACTCCAATCAGGAGTCAGAAACTTATAAATGGCTGGGTGCATCACCCGCAATGCGCGAGTGGATCGGCGGGCGTAATGCCAAGGGTCTGCGTGAAAATGGCATCACCATTGCCAACAAATTGTATGAAGCGACATTGGAGATCCCGGTTGACTGGATCAGACGCGACAAAACCGGACAGATTAATGTCAGAATCAATGAACTGGCACGCCGCACTAATGCGCATTGGGCAGGGTTGTTGTCGTCATTGATTATTGCCGGTGAATCGACTGTTTGTTACGACGGCGAGTACTTTTTCGATACCGACCATCCAGGTTACACGACTTCAGGCGATGTATCAGGTTCACAGTCCAACGATATCACGCTCGATGTCACGACGACCACAGCGCCGACTGCAACCGAAATGCAGACAGCAATCCTCAATGCCATCCAGCAAATGTATGGGTTTGTTGATGATCAGGGCCAACCATTGAACGAAGATGCCATGAATTTCACCGTTATGGTGCCGGTGCCGTTCTTGCAAGCGGCGGGCGCGGCATTGGGCGCAACTGTGATCAACCAAACTTCTAATCTGGTGCAGGCGGTTGGCTCGTTAGGCGGATTTAATGTCAATTTGGCTGTCAATCCGCGTTTGTCATGGACTACCAAGTTGGCGGTATTCCGCGCCGATGGCGATGTGTCGCCGTTCATCCGTCAGGAAGAGGAAGGCGTACAGGTTGACGCGATTGCCGAGGGGTCAGAAACCGAATTTAAGGAGCGCGTGCATTTGTACGGTGTATCTGCTCTGCGTAATGTCGGCTATGGCTACTGGCAAAAATCCTGCCTGGTAACGTTGACCTAATCGGTGCGATCATGAAAATCACTCTTAAAGAAGTGACCAGCATCCCGGCAGGCGTCGCGCTCAGGTTAACGCCTGAGCAGGCCTCGGCGCGTGACTTTGCGCTTGAGCCTTACGGCAAGCAGAAAGGTGTTTATGTCGGCACGCAGTCGCTAACTTTCAAAGCGGGCGAGACTGTTGAAGTGGTCGGCGATTTGCCTAAAGGCATTTTGCCAATCTATGACCGCTTGCGGCCTGCTGACAAGCAATCGCCTGTTCCGGCGCTGGCCGATGGAAATCAGCCGGATATAACGGATTAGTGGTTAGTGATAGATAAGGACCCGACAAGCTGGCCATATACAACGTGGCTGTTAGCGATTGGTATGGCCTCTAGCGGAGGTGTCATAAACTGGTTGTCAAGGATAAGAAAAGGTCAGACACGCTCGTTCAACATAATTGAATTGTTAGGCGAGGTTTTTACCAGCGGATTTGTCGGGCTTGGTGTTTTTATGGCCGCAGAGGCAATGGAACAACCTCTTGGATTATGTGCCGCTGCGGCAGGTGTCGGGGGGCACATGGCTACACGTTTATTATTTGCAATCGAGAAAATTTTGGAAAGCAAGATCAACAAATTGCAATAATGGATTAAACGATGAAAGAAATCGGTCATATTGAAAAAATCGAAGACGTGATGAAAGATTTATACGATTCAATTTATGCTCAACAAGAGCTTATGAACAAATTGAATTGCAAAATGGCGGCATCACAAAAGACTATGAATGACATCGAGTCGAAGCTGGCACAGCTCAAGAAAGATATGCAAGAGTGCAAAAAACAAGATTGCACCTGCAAATAGTTGTAATCAAGCACAAATAGACAAGCCCCGGGGCAAAAAATGGCCGAATTAACAAGAGACGAAACCCGCTATTATCATCTGTCCGATATTGAAGAATATCCGGTTGCTGCCGGAGTTACGATTTATGAGGGTGCTGCGGTGGGTGCGGATGGGTTTGGTTATGCGCGGCCATTGGTTGCCGGTGATCCGTTTCTTGGGTTTGCTGGAAAAAGAGCGTCTAATGTTGCTGGTTCTAACGGGGATATGTATGTACAAACAAAAACTAACGGGTTGGTAAAGCTTCAAGTTGTCGGGATTCCGGTAGGCATCAATACAATAGTTGATGTCTACGCCATAGATGATGGAACTTTTACAGTCAATGGCTTAGGAAATTCCCTAATCGGGAAGATACATAAAATAGATAATTATGGCTATGCATTAGTACGTATCAAAGTCGCAAGTGAATTGCCAGAGATACAACCTAAACGGAAATTATCGATCAAAAAAACTAACGGAATAGCGGTAAAAGAGTTCCCCAACGGAACATCAGATTTAGTATCAACAACACCAGGCACAGGTTGTACCATTACATCAACGCCAGGCGGCGGTATAACCATGAAACAAGATACTGGTACTAACGTTTCCAGCTATTTTACGTGTAACTGCACCCCATTTTTACTTGAATCCAATACTACAGTTAACATCGTAGCTGATATTTATAGACCGAACGGGATAACATCATTTAGAACTATAGTTAGTACGCAGGCATCTAATTTCGCAGGCGCATTACTCGGATATCTTAACGCTCCAATATCATCGTCAGTGCCTACCCCAGGCGGAATCGCCCTATTTACAGTAACGGGCGCTGTACTAGATACGACTGTACAGGGAAATGGGGATGTCCGTATAGGCACCGTTATCGATAGAATCCGCATTGCAGCAAACATGACGCAAGGCGCTGAAATACGTATACGCAAAGTCGTCATCAATCCTATTGTCAAAACAGCGATAGCGCTTACTTTTGATGGTAATTTTGACACACAATATACAGAGATATTTCCATACCTTAGCAAAAAAGGGCTAACCGGCAGTATTGCCCTGGTTAGTGGGTCAGTTGATCGTGGCTCCGGCTATATGACACAAGCGCAACTCGACGAAGTATATGATGCAGGATGGGACTTTGCGAATCATTCAGTTAGCCATCGTTTTGCAAACACTGGTTATGGGGTAGGTGGAGAATCAACGGGGCCAATGAATCAAATAGCTCAAGCGCAAACTGTGGGCACCGGTGCGTCATTTACGCTTAATGGGACAATAGGGACTGCTGTATTTAATGCCCCCAGGCAGCTTATCTTTTTGCACTCTGGGGCTGATGTAAACAAGCGCTTTGCCGTCACAGGTGTAGATAACGGCGGGAACGCTACAACTGAAACGGTTCTTGGGTTATCGTCGTCGTCATATCTTGCCGGGCAGACAATCTGGACAAGAGTTGATTCTATCGTTGCTGTAGATGGCACAGCGGCTAACGTGTCAGTCGGGGTAACGCTATCATACGACGAACTATATGCGGATATTAAACCATGTGACGATTATCTAAGGTCTCATGGTTATATGAGAGCTAGGCACATCTATGTGACGCCAGGAGGTCAAACTAACAAACTTCTTGAGCAAGTTCTTGCCGATTTAGATATACGCTTTATCAGGTCAACACAGCCCGTTGTTGATCAACCGTACTTGGTCCCACATCCGCTCGGAATACCAAGCTATGGTAACGGAATATCGTCAGGTGGTAGTGCGACAATAATCGGGTATTTAAATAAAGCCATTAATCAATGGTCGTCGTTTACTTTTTATCTGCACGAAATTGTGCCGGATAGCGCTACACCGATCAGTACCGATTGCAGATTATCTGATTTCAGATTGTTTATAGACGCTGTAGCAACAGCACGGAATGCTGGATCGATTATCGATGTTACAATGTCTGAATATACCGACATGTGCGGCTACTAGAAATAAATCATGCCCTACATAACGCAAGAGGACTACACCGCCATGATGGCGCCGTTCACGATTGAGGTGACCGCTTTTGCCGGTACGGGTAGCGAGCGCCGATTCAATGCGATTTACGATAACTGGCATAAAGAGTTCGGCGATGATTTGCAATTATCCAGTGCTGAACCGGTGCTGTTTGTACGTGATAACGATATGACAAGCCTGGTGCAAGGAAGTTCGTTAACGGTCAACGGCGTGGTGTACAAAATCCGTGACGTGCAGCCGGACGGACCCGGCACGGTTAAGCTGGAGCTTAAAAAGTGATTGACGTTCGCGGCGGGATTTTTACGCTGTTGGATACTCTGAGTGTGGATTGCTATCACACCCGGCTGGACCCGTTTAAATCATCAGCCTATCCAGTTTTGTCGGTGCAATATAACGATATTGACCGCAGACAAATCGGTCATGACATGACGTTCCGCGTAAACGCCAATGTTTCGGTGATCGTGTCGGTAGCAACTACCGCCGCTAATTTTGACAGCACGCTCGATACGCTGGTTGATAACATATTGACAAAACTGCTGACTGATCCGGCCTGGAATGCCGAGTATGAGTATGTTGGCCAGATTAATACCAAATATGGCTATGTGCAGGCTGGTGAAACCGATCTGGCGACTGCCTACATTACGTTTAACGTGCAGTTCAGCGAGATTTATGATCCGGCTGTTACCGCAGAATGGACAAAAACCCACATCGATATTGATTATATTGCGCCATTTGATCCAAATCTTGCAGATGAAGGGCCAGACGGCGTGATTGATGGCGCTTATGAATTTGATCAGGATGCCGTGCTTGTTGAGCCAATATTGGAAGACCCTGACACATTGCCGGAGAACAGACAGTGAAAAAAACCTATTTTTATACATTAACGGAGTCCTAGTATGCTGGTAACACCCGCAAACAAACTGATCGACGGTATGGAGATCAAGGTCTTTGATCCTGATACCGGCAAAGCGCTGGCCCGCGATGCGGTCATTGATCTGGACGCCATTCCCTATACCAAACGGCAGCACTATTTACGCATTGTGGCGGATGGCGACTTGGTCGAAGTCAAGCCAGAACCGAAACCAAAACCAAAACCTGAACAGGATAAATAACTATGGCTCGTCAAATTTCATTTGATCAGATCCCAAGCGACATTCGTAATCCGCTATTTTATGCCGAGGTCACGAATCAAAAAGCGGGATACTATCATCAAAACAGTCGCTCACTGATCATCGGCCAGGCCATTGGTGCAGTCGCGTCCGAAGTGCCTGTTCTGGTGCCAAGTGTCGATTATGTCAAAGACACCTACGGTGCCGGTTCACAACTGGCGATCATGGTTGATGCTTTCCGCGATAACAACTCTTACTCTGAGCTGTGGGTATTGCCGCTAGCAGATGCTGCCGCCTCGGTGGCTGCTACCGGTAGGCTGACCGTAACAGGCACCGCGACTGAGTCCGGCACGGTGAGTCTGTATATTGGTGATACCCTGATCAGTGCGCCCGTTGCCTCCGCTGACGATGCCACTGCCGTGGCCGCTTCGATCGTTGCCGAGATCGCTCTAAATAAAGATTTGCCGGTGACTGCTACCAATTCGCTTGGCGTGGTGACTATCACCGCCAAAAACAAAGGCACGCTGGGCAACAGCATCAAATTGCAAACCAACTTTGCGGGCACGCTGGCTGGAGAAAAAACACCGGCAGGTATCAGCATTGCGATTGTGGCAATGGCCAGCGGTGCCACTAATCCGACCCTGAGCGCCAAACTGGCAGCCATTGGGTCTATGGACATCGCTTTTTATGGGCACCCTTACACCGATTCAACATCACTCAATACCATGCGCGACTACCTCGAGGCGCGATGGGATGCTTTGGTAGGTCAGGATGGTCACGCTTTTACCGCGTTGTCAGATACCGTTTCGGCTTTGCAAACAGTTGGTCTGGCTCGTAATGA